AAGATTTAGAAGGATTAGATACAACTATAGATTGGAAGAATACTGGTGATAATAGTTATGATGGTGAAAAACTTAATTTACTAGTACATGACGAAAGTGGTAAGTGGGAAAGACCCGATAATATATTAAATAACTGGCGAGTAACCAAAACATGTTTACGATTAGGTAGTAGAATTGTTGGTAAGTGTATGATGGGCTCGACTTCAAACGCATTAGATAAAGGTGGGGACAATTTTAAAAAATTATACAACGCATCAGACGTCACAAAAAGAAATCGTAATGGACAAACAAAATCTGGTTTATATTCTCTTTTTATCCCAATGGAGTGGAACTACGAAGGATTTATTGATGAGTACGGGTATCCAGTCTTTGATAATCCAGACGATGATGTTGTCGGACCAGACGGTGAATTAATAGATATTGGAATAATAGAACATTGGCAAAATGAGGCTGATGGTTTAAAAGGTGATCACGATGCTTTAAATGAGTTTTATAGACAGTTTCCTAAAACTACAGAGCACGCGTTTAGGGATGAGGCAAAAGGAAGTATATTTAATCTAGTTAAAATATACGAACAGATAGATCACAATGAGGAAATGGTTAGAACACTAGGTGTTTCTACTGGTAATTTTCAATGGGTAGGAGGAATAAAAGATTCTAAAGTTATATTTTATCCAGATTTAAAAGGAAGATTTAAAATAAGTTGGACACCACCAACTCACTTACAAAACAAAATGTATTTGAAAAATGGTATAAAATATCCTGGTAACGAACATATGGGTGCTTTTGGTTGTGACTCTTATGATATATCAGGAACTGTAGATGGCGAAGGTTCAAAAGGAGCTTTACATGGTTTAACTAAATTTAGCATGGAAGATGCGCCTGCTAATCAATTTTTTTTAGAATATTTATCTAGACCACCTACAGCGGAAATGTTTTTTGAAGATATGTTAATGGCAATTGTGTTTTATGGAATGCCTATACTTGCGGAAAATAATAAACCAAGGCTTTTGTATTATCTTAGAAGAAGAGGTTATAGAGGCTACAGTATGAACCGTCCTGATAAAGTTTGGAATAAATTATCAGTAGCAGAAAAAGAAGTAGGTGGTATACCAAACTCAAGTGAAGACATTAAACAGGCTCACGCCGCGGCTATTGAAATGTATATACAAGATCATGTAGGCATAAAGCAAGATGGAACTTTTGGTAGCATGTATTTTAATAAAACATTAAACGATTGGACAAGATTTGATATAACTAAAAGAACAAAGTTTGACGCAACAATAAGTTCTGGATTAGCAATCATGGCTTGTAATAGGCATTTATATGCCCCTAATGCTAAAATAGAAAGACAACCAGTAAATATTAATTTTGCTAAATATAATCAAAGAGGCAATATGAGTAGAATAATTAAAAATTAAGTATGGCTGAAACAGTTTTAAATAAGCATTTTCCTAGTCAAGTCGTAAGTGATCTTGAAAAGATGAGCTTTGACTATGGTTTAAAAGTAGCTAAAGCGATACATCATGAATGGTTCTCTAAAAATTATGGATCTCAAAATAGTAGATTTCGTTCTGGAACAGCTAATTTTCATAAATTAAGATTGTATGCTAGAGGTGAACAATCTATACAAAAATATAAGGATGAGTTATCTATAAATGGTGATTTGTCCTATTTAAATTTAGACTGGACGCCAGTTCCAATTATACCTAAATTTGTTGATATAGTTGTTAATGGTATTTCAGAAAGATTATATGATGTAAAAGCTTATTCTCAAGATCCTTTTGGTGTTAATAAGAGGACAGAATACATGACAAATATTCAAAAGGATATGAAGCTTAAAGAATTTAATAATTTTTTTAGACGAGAATTTGGAGTAGATGTTGATATGTCAAATGTTGATCCTGAAAAATTACCTGAAAGTAGTGAGGAGTTAGAATTACATATGCAATTAACTTATAAGCAGAATATTGAAATCGCAGAAGAACAAGCTCTTAATGTTTTAATGAAAGGTAATAAATATGATCAAATAGCTAAAAGATTTTATTATGATTTAACCGTATTAGGTATTGGAGCTGTAAAAACTTCTTTTAATACGTCTGAAGGTGTAACAATAGACTATGTTGATCCAGCAAATCTTGTTTACTCATATACAGATTCTCCATTTTTTGACGATATATATTATGTTGGTGAAGTTAAACAAATACCAATAAATGAACTTAAAAAACAATTTCCATATTTAAATCACAAAGAGCTAGAGGAAATAGCGAAAAGTAGTACTGGTACTTTTTCTAATTTTTATGGTTCACATCCTAATCACGAATCAGACCACAATAAAGTAGATGTTCTTTATTTTAATTATAAAACCTATATGAATGAGGTTTATAAAATGAAAGAAACAGGTACTGGCGGAGAAAGACCTATATTGAAAGATGATACATTTAATCCGCCTAAAAGTAAAGAAGGTGGATATGAAAAAGTTTCTAGATCTGTAGAGTGTTTATATGAGGGTGTATATATATTAGGAGCCAACAAACTTATTAAGTGGGAAAAGGCTAGCAATATGATGAGGCCTAAAAGTGATTATACTAAGGTTAAAATGAATTACGCTATTTGTGCTCCTAGAATGTACGAAGGTAGAATAGAAAGTTTAGTAGGTAGAATAACTGGTTTTGCTGACATGATTCAATTAACTCATTTAAAACTACAACAAGTATTATCAAGAATGACCCCTGATGGTGTTTATTTAGATGTTGATGGTTTAGCTGAAGTTGATCTTGGTAATGGTACTAACTATAACCCACAAGAAGCGTTAAACATGTTCTTCCAAACTGGTAGTATTGTTGGTAGATCGTTTACTCAAGATGGCGAAGGTAATCCAGGTAAAGTTCCTATTCAAGAAATATCAAATGGAGCAGGGGCTGGTAATAAAATGCAAGCTCTTATAGGTAATTATAATTATTATCTACAAATGATAAGAGACGTGACCGGATTAAATGAAGCTAGAGATGGTAGTATGCCATCAGAAAGATCTTTAGTTGGTGTGCAAAAAATGGCTGCAGCTAATAGTAATACAGCAACAAGACATATATTACAATCTGGTTTATTTTTAACGGTAGAAATGGCAGAGCAGTTATCGTTAAGAGTATCAGATATTATAGAATACTCACCAACAAAAAATGCTTTTATAGAGGCTATTGGAGCGCACAATGTTGCTACGTTAGAAGAAATATCTAATTTACATCTTTATGATTTTGGTATATTTATAGAATTAGAACCAGATGAAGAAGAAAAAGCAATGTTAGAACAAAATATACAAACAGCTTTGACAAATGGAAATATAGAGTTAGAAGACGCTATAGATTTACGTATGATTAAAAACGTTAAATTAGCTAATCAATTACTTAAAATTAGAAGAAAGAAAAAGGGTGAACTAGATCATAAAAGACAATTAGAACAAACAAGAGTTCAAGGCAAAGCACAAGAAGATGCGGCTAAAGCTTCTCTTGAGGTAGATATACAAAAAAATAAATCAGCTTTAGAATCACAAATGAAACTAGAGGCTATTAAAACAGATGGTAAATCTCAATTATTAGAACAAGAGGCAGCTATTAAAGAAAGATTAATGCAACAAGAATTTAATTACAATATGCAATTAAAGCAAGCTGAAATCGCTGGAGATCAAATGAAAGCTGTTGAGGTTGAAGGTAGAAAAGATGAAAGAACAAAAATGCAAGCAACTCAACAATCAGAGTTGATTGATCAAAAAGAAAATAAAACACCACCGAAAAATTTTCAACAACTTGGTGGAGGTCTAGAAGATATAGCTAATTTCGGACCTAGATAAATTTATTAACTATTATTATATTATATTATGGCAAAAAAGAAAAAAGAAGAGCCAATCGTAGATAACGAAACTGGTTCATTAAAAGTAAAAGAAAAGGTTAAAAAACAACCAGATGGTAACGAAACAAAAGGTAATGTTACTAAGGTTAAAGAAAAAATGAAAATGAAACCTATTATAGAAGAAGAAACTATAACTAAGGTTAATTTAGACAAACCGTTAAAACCAGAAGAAAATGAAACTAAAGAAGATAACGCTGACGACAGCGGAGTGGCTCCAGTCCTTGAAGACACCACTCCCGTACAAGAACAAGAAGAAGTACAACCGGAAACACAAGCACAAGAAACTCCAGTATTAGAAGAAGTTGTTGAAAATACTGAAGAAGAAAAAATTAAAGAAGTAGAAGAAGTTGCGGTTGTTGCTGAAGAAGCAATTAAAGAAAATATAGAAACTGGAAAACCTCTTCCTGACAATGTTCAAAAATTAATGGACTTTATGGAGGAAACTGGTGGCGATTTAAATGATTATGTTAAATTAAATCAAGATTATAGCGAATTAGATAATCAAGATTTATTATATGAATATTACAAACAAACAAAACCTCATTTAAACGCAGAAGAAATTAACTTCCTTATGGAAGATCAATTCTCTTATGATGAAGAAGAAGATAATGACAAAGAGATTAGAAGAAAAAAACTAGCGTTAAAAGAGCAAGTTGCCAGCGCTAAAGCCCACTTGGACGGGATGAAGTCCAAATATTATGAAGAAATTAAAAGTGGATCGAAACTCACTCAAGAGCAACAAGAAGCAATTGATTTCTATAAAAAATCGCAAGAAAACATTAAGCGTCAGAAAGATCAATCTACAAACTTTTTAAATAGAACTAACAAGTTCTTTGGAGACCAGTTCAAAGGTTTTGAATATAGTGTCGGGGAAAAAAATTATAGATTTAATATTAGCGATAGAAATAAGATTAAAGAAAACCAAAGTAATATTAACAACTTTATAGGAAAGTTTCTTGATAAAGATGAAAATATGGTAGACGAAGCTGGTTATCACAAATCTTTATTTACAGCTATGAATCCTGATGCTGTCGCAAAACACTTTTATGAACAAGGTAAAGCAGATGCTTTAAAAGAAAGCATAGCTAAATCTAAAAACATTAGCATGGATCCACGTCAAGAATTAACTAACAATGTTAATACTGGTGGTATAAAAGCAAGAGTGTTAGGTGATAATTCTTCTGATTTTAAGTTTAAAATTAAAAACAATAAATAACAATTTAAAAATTAAAAATTATGGCAATTACTGCAGGAAGTAATTTGAATAGTGTTCCAGCTTCAGCGAAGCAAACATTATCTACAAATTATTTAGATCTTGCGTCTACAGCTGGACAAGGTTGGGCGCAACAATATTTACCAGATCTAATGGAGCAAGAAGCTGAAGTTTTCGGACCGAGAACTATTTCAGGTTTCTTAGCACAAGTTGGAGCTGAAGAATCTATGATGGCTGACCAAGTTGTTTGGTCTGAGCAATCAAGATTACATTTATCATATACTGCTACTGTAGATGCAGATGGTGATACAAATGGTACTATAGCAATTACAGCTGATATCGATGGTGATACAACTGTAGGTTCTACAACAAGTAGAACTCACGGTATTAGAGTTAACGATATGCTATTAATAGCACAAGCTGGCGTTGTAGTTAAAGCGTTAGCTGTTGAAACTCCAGATTCAAATGTTGTTTCAGTTGAGCCTTATGCTACAGCTGCTTTATCAACTTTATCTGATGGTACAGCTACTGTATTAGTTATTGGTTCTGAGTACGGTAAAGGAGCATCTTATGCTGACGAAACTGGTACGTATAAAACTGAATCAAGAGGTGCTAATGAACCTACTTTCAAGTCGTTCCACAACAAACCAATTATCATGAAAGATTACTACGAAGTATCAGGTTCTGAT